TAAGCAGCCGAACCGCACGCTCGCGGAACTCAGGTGAATACGGCTTCGTGGTCTTCTTCTTTTGTGTCTGTTCCATAACGGGCAATTCTCCGAGAGTTTTGCCCTCCGGTAAAGCCGGGGCGGTTCAAACAGCACGCTGACGATCAGCGGCACCGTGTTCACCTTTGTGGCCTCGGGTGCCACCGGCAACCAGGTCAACATCGGTGCCAACCTCGCCGCGACCATGACGGCGCTGGCGATTGCCCTGAATGCCAGCGTGGTGACGGGCGTGGCACTGGCGACCTATACCGGCACGGCCACCGCGCTGACCATCGTGCATGACGCGCTTGGCAGCACCGGCAACAGCTTCACGCTGGCCGCGTCCGTATCACCGGCCTCAAACGGCACGGTGTCGGGGTCGACGCTGACCGGCGGATTGAACGCGCACACCTTTCTGTCGGGCAGTTGGACCTTGCCCAGCATGTCCATCGAAGTCGGCATGCCGGAAGTGCCGCGCTTTGCGATGTATTCGGGCTGTGTGCTCGATCAGCTGTCGTGGGCTATGGAACGCTCCGGTCTGCTCGGTTGCAAAGCCACTCTGGTGGCGCAGGGCGAGACCATTGCGGCCGTAACCGGCGCGGGATCGCCTGCTGCGATTTCCTTGAAGCGCTTCGGCCATTTCAACGGCGCGATCAAGCGCGACGGGGTGGCGCTGGGCAACATCGTCTCGGCCGATGTGACCTATGCCAACAACCTCGACCGGATCGAGACCATCCGGTCGGATGCCAAGATCGACGGCGCGGACCCGACTATTGCGGCTCTGACCGGAAAGGTCGAGGTGCGCTTTGCCGACACCACCCTCCTGACGCAAGCGATCAACGGCACGGCTGCGGCGTTGGAGTTCAGCTACCAGCTGGCCAGTGGCGAAAGCCTGACCCTGACCGCCCATGCGGTCTATCTGCCGCGCCCGCGCATCGAAATCAAAGGCCCGAAAGGCGTGCAGGCGTCGTTCGATTGGCAAGCCGCCCTCGCCGCCAGCCCGGCGCGGATGTGCACCGTGGTGCTGGTCAACTCTCTGGCAGGTTACCCATGATCCGGATCAATCTTTCCTCCGAGCCGCAATGGATTGAGCTTAGCCACGGCGTGCGGCTGCAGCTGATGCCGCTGACCACCGCGCTGATGGTGGCGACGCGCTCCGACCCTGCGATCCAATCGCTGGAGGCCGATGCCAGCAACGACACCCGAGCGGCGGTGTTCGCCGCATCCCTCGCCCGCCGCGCGATCATCGCTTGGGAAGGTGTCGGCGACGCGGACGGCGGGGTCATCGCCGTAAGCGAGGGCGGCATCGACGCGCTGCTGTCGCTCTGGCCGATCTTCGAGGCGTTCAATCTGCACTATGTCAGCCCTGGCATGCGGCTGGATGCGGAAAAAAACGGCTCTGCGCCCTTGCCGACTGGCACTTCAGTGGGGGCGACAGCTACTGCCAGGCCTGTGAAACGCAGTGCCCGGACTGCCCCGCCCGACTGAACCAGCCGCTGAGCCATGACGGCTGGCAGGTCTGGGATCTGGTCGGTCGTCTTGGCGGCCAGATCCGGGCAATCCCCGGCGCCGTGCTGGGCTGGGATATGACGGCGGCCTTGGCCCTCGCCCATGCCCTCGGAATGAACCCGATGGTGGTGGCGGAATTGCTGCCAGAGATCGAGGCGGTGATGGTGCGCAGGTTGAACGAAAAGATCGCCTCGTCCGGGTGATCTGCGATCAGATGCTGACCTTCCCGATCAGGATCACACCCGGCAGCCCGTCGAAATGCGCGTCGCAGGTCAGAAGTGTCGCATCGCGCAGGCGGGCGGTCGCGAAGATGATGGCATCGGCGGTGGCAAGCCGGTGCGTGCGGTATGCCTCGGCCGCCGCAAGGGCAATCTCGGTGTCGAGAGGGATGACCTGACAGACCTGTGTAAAGGCGATCACCTGATCGGCCTTGTCCTCGCCCACCTCGCGGGTAAGCCATTTAGCAAGCTCAAGCTGCACCATTGTCGGTACCAGCCAGTCAGATTGTTGCGGCAGCTGTCCGGTCAGCTTGTCACCAGTGGGCGAGCCGATCAGCCATTCGATCCATGCCGATGTATCGACCAGCACCATCAGAAGCGATCCGCGCGGTCACGGTAATCGGTCGCTGATGCGCCTTTCGCAAGGCCCTTCAGCGCCTCCCGCTGCGGGACCGGAACAAGCAAAACGCCCGTTCCTTTGGGAATGAAGGCAAACGTCAGCCCGGCCTTCCAATGCTGGGCCGAGCGGATCGCCTTGGGGATCGAGATCTGGAACTTCGTGGACAGCGTTGCGGTTTCGGACATGATCATACCACCTCTGGATCGATACGAGAAACGTAAGACAGTTAAACCTGAAATTCAAGGCTCCTGATCCATGACCGAGAAACGAGTGAGCGTGCGGCTGTCGGCGACCGGCGGCAAACAGGTTCGGGCCGAGCTGGAAGGCGTCGGCACGGCTGGCACGCGCGGCTTTGGCCGCTTGTCGTCTGAGATGGAAAGGGCCAATGCAAGGCTGGCAGCGTTTTCCACCCGGGTGAAGATTGCGGCGGCGGTGGCCATCGCGGCTGCGGCGGCCGCTGGTATCGCGATGATCAAATCTGGGCTGGAAACCATCGATGCGCAGGCCAATCTGGCGCAATCGCTCGGCACCACCACCCGCAGCATTCAGGTGCTGACCTTTGCCGGGGATCTGGCCGGGGTGTCGATGGAGGAGATCGCTGCCGCCACCAAGAAGTTGACCTTGAAGCTATCAGATGCGGCGGGCGGCACTGGCACGGCGGTGGCGGCATTGCAACGGCTGCACCTGACGGCAACCGATCTGCAGGCGCTGCCGCTTGATGAGCGTATCGCGGCCATTCAGGATGCCCTTGCCAAGTTCGTGCCCCCGGCTGAGCGGGCCGCAGTGGCTTCGGCCCTGTTTGGCGACAAGGCAGCACTCGCCTTCAGCCGGATTGATAGCGCGACCTTGCGCCAGGCCTCCCAAGACATTACCGACTTCGGTGTCGCCGTCTCCGATCAGGATGCCGATCAAATCCGCACCGCAGGCGATGCGATCGACCGGCTCGGCCTGGTCTGGCTTGGCCTTGCCAACCAGTTGACCGTCGCGGTCGCCCCGGCTCTGGAGGTCGTGGCCAATGCGCTGGCCGCTGCCACGCGGATGGGCGGGGTGTTTCAGACCAGCATCAGCTTTTTGGGCGAAAATATCGGGCGGATTTCCAGCATCACGTTGGTATTCGTCAGCTTCCTTGCCGGGCGCTGGGTGGCAGCACTGGCGGCAGCGGCGCTCTCGGTGCGCGGCCTCGCCACCGCATTGGTGATCCTGCGCGGCGTGCTGATCCGCACCGGCATTGGTGCACTGATCGTCGGGGCGGGCGAGTTGGTCTATCAGTTCTCCAAACTGGTCTCAACCGTGGGTGGATTTGGCGCGACGCTCGGGCTGCTGAAAGATCTGGCAAGCGAGGTCTGGGATTGGATCGGCCTTGGCATCGATGCGGTGGTTGCCAGCCTGAGTGCCAGCTGGTCGGGGATCACCGCCACCGTTGCCGATGCGATGCAGGGCGCACTGGTGGCGGTTGTCGGCTTCGGTAACTCCACAGCGGGGGTGTTTCAGGGGGCATTTGATGCCGTCAAGGCGATCTGGTCCGCGCTGCCCTCGGCGATTGGCGACTTCGCGTTTCAGGCGGCGAACGGGCTGATCTCTGGCGTCGAGGCGATGCTGAACGGCGTCGTCACCCGGATCAACACCTTCATCGGCGGATTGAACGCCGCACTGGCGATGCTGCCCGATTGGGCCACCGGCGGGGATGGCATTCAGATTGGCACCGTGGTTCCGGTCACTCTGGGCCGTGTCGACAATCCGTTTGAGGGTGCGGCAACCGCCGCCGGGGCCGCCGCAGCCGATGCGTTCAAGGCTGCGCTGGGCGAGACCTACCTGGAGGCCCGCGACCTTGGGCTTGGCACCATGGCCGATGACGCGCGCGACCGTGCTGCCGCCTATACCGAAGCCTCGGGCATGCTGGCCGACGCGGCCACCCGACCGCTGGCCGCATGGCAGGCTTTGAAGGCAGCTATTCTCGGCACCGGCAATGAGGGCGAGGACGCGCTGGCAGGTGCCGCCGCTGCCGCCGATGATTTGGAATCCGGCTTTGATGATGCGGGGAAAGCCGCAGGTGGCGCTGGTCCTGCGATCAAGAAGGCGGCAGAGGAGGCTGCGGCGGGCTGGGATGCGGTCACGGCCTCGCTTGCCGATTATGCCAAGGGCGCGATGGATTGGGGCAAGGGCCTGGGCGAAACCCTGACCTCGGCCTTCCAGTCGGCCGAGAGTGCGTTCCGGGAGTTCGTCACCACCGGCAAGT